CTGCCGTTTATATACGCATCGTTTAAAAACGTTATAGTTTGACCTAATCTGTTTGACTTATTTTTACTTTCGTCATTTACAAATTGTATATACTCATTAACTTTGTCTTTTCGTATCTCAGGGTGTTCTTTTAATATTGGTTCTAATTCTTTTTTTAAAAAGTCTATTCCGATAGTTGACGGAAAAGCACTTGTTAACTTATATATTTTTATTACTTGTTTAGCATTCATAACAATCGTCTCTCTATTATACGCAAAATTAAACAACTAGACAACACAATATAATTAAAAGTTATAAAAAAAACTATTATTGAAATCCAGAACGTCAGACAAAAGCTACAATTAAAAGGCTTAAAGTCTAATATATTTAACATTGGTCTAGCGTAATCCGACCAAGTTGTTGTTAGTGTTATTATCAAAATTATCTCAACCATAGAACTCGTTTAATTGCCATTTTTGTTTTATTCTTTTAGACAACTCATCAATTTTAAAGTTAATAGTTGAGTTGCTTATTTTACTTTTTTCAGACAAACAAGACTTTATGCCTCTACATATTAAGAGTTGTTCGATTAGTATTTTATCTAAGCCAGATAATGAATTTACTAATTCAATTAAGACCTCATCTTTAAAACAAGTATTCGAATAAGTATCTATGTCTTTTAAGTCTTGAAAGTGTGAAGGTATATAATACTTACGTTGATATTGTCCTCTCTCGTTTATTATTTGAAATAAACAAAGTTTGTAAATGTATTTCTTTATGCTGTTTTCTTTTTCTAATTGTAGAATAAAGTCCTCTCCCTTTTCTAATAATAATAAAATTATATCCTGTTTAAAATCTTGTAATTGAATAACTTTATATTCTCGACCAATAAACAAAATAAAATTCTCTATTTTCTTAATTAGCTTGTCATTCATTTTGTAAAATTAATAATCTTTTTGAACATTATACATTTCTGACTTTAAAAAACTTATATTAGTTCGCATTGAGTCAGCTACACGATACCCAGATTCCAATAAACGTCTTAGTCTATACATCTCAGGAACAGCAACGTTTGCTTCATTTGTTGCCCTGGCAACGCTAAAACCCTCTTTTACTTTACTATGTATAACAGATTCAAAGTCTTGATGTGCTTTAGTTCTTATTGTCTCAACGTGATATAACATAGACGTTAATTGTTTTAATTGGTTGTTAAGCGTCTGACCGTCAAAGATGTCAGTAGTATTATAGTTGTCTATAATATCAGCAATTTTATTTAGTGTTTCTTTCATAAATTTTAATATTACTTAAATACTGGAGGTTCTGCGCCTTCTACAAAATTATAGTAAAGGTCTTTATATTTTTCTCCTGGATTAATAGTTAAAAACTCTTCAGATATTGATATGTATTCTTTTTTTTGTAATTGTGATATATATCCCTTTACTTGATTTTCTGTAA